AGCATCCACCAATTTTTGGGAGGTTTCTCGGTTTGGATTGTCGGTGGAAAGACCCACCTTTAGCCATTTATTAACATAATCAGGTATTTGGGCGATCTGTTTTTCTGTTAGTTTATTTATCATATACAACCTCCCTTGAGATGCATTCCACGTCCCACCACCTCCGCGTCTCAGGCCCTACCTTGCCATCAACTTCAAGTCTGTATCCCAAAGATTTTAGGTGCCGCTGGACTTGCGTTTGCGTGGGCAGGTAAAATTTGAGTTCTCTGCTTTTCAGCGTGTTGATTTGTATTGCCTGCCATGCACACAGCAGAAGCAGGGCGGCTAGGATAATTCCAATCAGCAATCGCCGTAACTGTTCAAATACTTTTGCCATTACAACCTCACAAAAAAAGGGGACACCGAGGTTTACATCTTATTCTCGCGCCACCGAAACACCGCATAACTGTAAGAAATTTATGGATGTTGAACCATTCAGCATCTTTTTTGGTGTCCCCTCTGTGAAATATAGGGTGGTATTATTGCAGCGGCGGGGGTCGGTCGCACAGCCCGCCGCGTGTTCAGGAGTAGCTATTATTATGCCGGCGGCAGGCCTTCTGTGGGAACCTGCCGCACCAAACGGGAGGAGGGGTAATGAAAAGCCAATGATAACAATAAATACAGGGGAACATGTTGGATTATGCGTAGAGTTTTTACCGCCTTCGTCCTTGTAGGGGTATATGTCCCCCTGTTGTTTTTCTTGTAATTTATTATTGTATCCACGCATAATCATAATATCCACTGTATTCTATTTCGGCGGTTTGTCAAGTATTTTTTTAATTTTTTTGCATTTTTTTCAATATTTTTTTAATTGCTTGTATTATAATAACTTACGGGCATCCATGCCCAAGTGGGATCCTTTATTTTGTCTGAATGTTTTGGGCGGCCGTGCCGCTGAGATAGCTAATATCTTCCAGTCCGCCCTTGAGCGTGGAGCAGCCGCTTGCAAGATAAAGTATCCCCAGAATCATCACAACTTCCAATAACCTGTCCAAAAACTTTGCCATTTTTCTGTCCTTTCAATCACTCAATCACTATTGGTATAACCCGACCGCCCCGCACTATGCAGAGCGATATAAACTCTTCCGGTATGTTTGCCTGTTTTTTTATGGGAATAATCATGTATCGGCTCAGTTTTGTGTCGAAGCAGATAAGCATGGTTTCTTTCCGCGTTTTTGCCTGCTGAACTATTTGTGTCATTCTGTTCATTTTATATAAGCTCCTTTCCACATAAAGTATAACAACTATTTCGGTCATGCGAAATAATATCTTTAGGAAAATATTCATCAAAGAGGGGTTTTTCTGTGTTTTTTTTGAATATTCCCACAGTCGTATGAAATACAGATAAGTTGTTGTTTTATAAGGGCTTAACGTGTTTTGGGATTTTTAATAAGCACGAGAATTTACTTGATTATACAGAGGGAGTGTGTTTTTTGGGCGCAAATGAAGTTCACGGATGAACACTGGTTAGTTTTTCGGTTGTATGCGCAGGAGGGAAAATCCTATGCGCGAATCGGGGAGCTTACAGGCTTAACGCGGCAACGAATAAAAGATTTGATTGCTGAGATGCGAAAAGCCGAACCGGATTTATTTCCTGTAGAAACCGAGAGTCAAAATTTCGGGCAGCAAAATATGTATCGGAAAGGCCGTGGATTGGGGCGTTTTAGCAACACAGAAGCCAAACGCAAATTCTAATAAAGGTGTGTGGACGGTGCGCGCAAACCGGCATAAGCATATCATAATAGGGCCGCCCCAAAACCGGCGCAACACCGGAATTTAGGCGGCCCACAATGTTACCACAAAAAAGCCCGCCGCCCAGCCGGAGCCAGACAGCAGGCAAGGGTTGAAAAATCAGTCAATTATCGTACCCCCCTTCCGTAAAATATTTTTTATTTTTTCCTTGCAATTCTCTGGATATTCTGTATTATTGGTGTAATTCAGCTATAGGCTGAAGTTAAGGTTTTTAATATCTGCTATCGTAGATAAAAAAAGCCTTACCTCGGTTTGCGGCTTTAAGAGGCCATTATGCAGCCGAGGTTTTTTTATCTGTGAGGTAAAATCTGAGTAGGAGTTTCGCTTTGCGGGGCGGCATACTTCTCTTACGATTGGAATCAATCCATTCATCTATGTCGCCGAGGTTCTCTATGCCTTCGATCTCACCTTCGATATGGAAGGTGAAACCCCTGAATTCGTAAAGCAGGCGATCGACATCAGGAAATTCGTGATAGCCGACGGGCTTCAGGTCATGTTCGGCGATGAGTTTCTGCAGGGCATCATTTTTGATCGAGTATAGCCAAGCTTTGTTGTTTTTGGCTCGATGGAGGCGGTGGTGCTTCAGCGATTTCATCTGAGTGTCGTACTCGGTGATTTCGTCTCCCCATATCGCGTCGGCTGCCTTATTCTGTATATCTCTCTGCCTCTTCGCTTCCTTATTCAGCGAGTAAATGGCCTCTGCTATTTTTTCCGGCTTCGCCAGCAGTTGGCGAATATTTTCAACGTTTTTTCGGGCTCTGGTGCGGCGTTCTTTTTCGATGCAGTTGTATTTTCGAACCTGCCCGCGCGTAAGCTCATATACCCGCACCGTATCAGTATACCCGTACCCGTTATAGTTGGTGCCGTAAGTGCGTGTGGGGCCTATCGCGCGCAGGAATTTATTTTGCGCCGCCGATGGGTTTTCATCTATTAGCTTTCTTGCGGAATTGTGAATTTTATTAAAAATCATTTTTCAACCCTTTCAATAAAAGTTACCAAAAAAACACACTGATAGCTTAATAACTATATCGGCGTAAGTCAAGTGTAAAATCCAAAAAAAACCAAAAAAATATGGCAAAAAGCAAAAATAATAAAAAAAATAAACTAACGGCGAAACAAAAGGCGTTTGCCGTGGCGTACACAGATAAAACCAATGCCAAAACTTTTAATAATGCCTTGCAGTCTGCGATAGCAGCGGGATATAGTAAAAAATCAGCTAACCACGTTACAACGCGACTACTGGCATGCGCTGGCATAGTCGATGAGATACACCAGATAAATAAGGCAAGGGCGGCTAAAATAGGCCATAACCTGGCCGAAGCTCTCGCCCTCCTCCGCTCAGACTACGCTAATTTGGCCACCGCCGCCGCCTCCGGTAATATCGCAGCGATTCAAGCACGCACGGCGATAGTCCGCGAGCTTAACGATATCGTAGGCCTGCACAAACAACGGCACATCGATGAGACTGTCGAGCAGCGTGAGCTATCCGAGTCTGAGCAGGCCGAAGCCCGTCGGCTGGCGTATATCAGATTAACGCAGTCAGCCTAATGCCATATCCACCTTGTGATGCCCTACGGTGTCGGGGGGGGGTGAAAAAAGGCAAAACCCCCCAGCGGGGCGGGGCGGGCAAACAACATTGTCTCCCCTCAATTATATATTGCCCCGCACTATGTTAAGATAGGTAAGCCCTTTTTGATACTATAAACAGGGAAAGTATCGGAAAACGCGGGGTTGATAGATTTTGGTTGGTGTCCCTTTACGTTAAGATAGGTAAGGCTGTTTTTGGGTATTTATTTAGGGTTTGGAGGTTTTCGCACATTTTATGCTTGTTGGTGATTTAATTAAGCGTCTTGAGAAGTTACCTTCTGACTTACCTGTCATTATTGAGTGTGAGCGTGGCAGGCGTTACGAGCTTATTACGGCTAAGTGTCGTGTTATCACTGCTGGTCACAATTACATGAAGTATTGCTGGCTTCCTACTGGCAAGTTGGTCAATCCGGATGTTTATTAATATATACATACACATTTTGTATTCTTATCACCGTTGGTTTTGGTATGAGTTGAATTGAGGTTTTGGTTGTTGTTATAGGGACTATATATATGGCACAAAAGGGAGCACCAAGAAGAGATGGCTCAGGCGGAGGTGTAAGGGCAAACAGGGGTCGTGGCGGATGTTCTGCTACGAGGAGGACTGGTCGTGGCAGAAGAAGGCGGTAGGCAGGTTGGCGATGAGCTTAAGGTCATCTGGCTTGACGCCGTTGAGAGTGAGTGGATTGGTTTTGAGGATGCTGTTCGAAAGCCTGATAATTCTTACACTGTTAATTACGGTTGTTATCTTCACGAAGATGATGAGTTTATATACATATCTTCGTCGCACGGCGCGGATATTTACAAGCACGACCTTGAGCGATGGGCGATACCGAAGGGCACGATAAAAGAGATGATAATAATAAAAAAAAGCGCGAGTTTGTGTGTGAGAGAGCGTGTGAATGTCAACAACACAACTGACACCACAGGACATAGCCAGTCAGGATGTGGGTTATTGGGCGATACTCAACAGGATTAAACTTCAGGCGTCCACCTTTAACTTCAAAGACCACGAATACCAGATAGAGCCGATGAGTTCTGGTGCGAGGCGAAGATGTTATATGAAAGCCACGCAGGGCGGCTTTACGGAGATAGAGGTGTTGAAGTCGCTGTGGGCAATGATTTACAGGCATCTGCCGCAGGGTGTTCTGTACATGTTTCCCACTACCGACGATGTTAACGAGTTTTCCAAGTCGAGATTCAACCCGCTTATTGTAAGCAACAGGACGGCCATAGGCAGGTATGTGAAGTCGGGCGGGCAGGGCACCGATACTGCCTCACTCAAAAAGATACACAATGCTTTTCTTTATCTTCGCGGCGCAAGGCTGAGCCAGAAAATATCGAACCAGAACGAGTCGAGCAAGATGAGGAGTATTCCCGTTGATTCCGTCAAGTTTGACGAAGTCGACCTGATGGACGAAGAGGTGATAGCTAAGGCTCGTGGTCGCATGGGTCACAGTAAGGTCAAGGAGGAGGTTTATATATCCAACCCGTTGGTGCCTGGCGAGGGGATAGACAAGATTTTTCAATCTTCCGACCAGCGTCACTGGTTCAGGAAATGCCCGTCATGTAACGAATGGACATGTGCTGAGCTTTCGTTTCCAGACTGCGTAAAGATAAGACACGACGGAACAGGTTTTATAGGCTGCAGTAAATGCTGCAGGGAAGTTCCGGTATATTCTGGTAAGGGCACCGCTGAATGGGTTCCTGCAAAGCCCGACAACTCGGATTATATGCACGGCTACAGGTGGAGCCAGTTAACCTCAGCCTTCAACGACCCTGCCGAGATACTCGATGCGTTTATAAATCCGCCGGAGGGCAACCTTGCCGACGTATACAGGCTGAGACTGGGTCTTCCGTACATAGCGGCCGAGGACAGATTGACGGAGGCGCAGGTCTATAACTGCTGTGGTAATTTTCTTCCCTATGTCAGGCATCGCGGCCCGTGCGCAATGGGTGTCGATGTGGGCAAGATTAAACATGTAATAATCGGCACAAGAACGGGCGATGACCAGTATACGGTAATCAAGACAGCCAGACTTTCTGCGTGGGAGGACATACACGACCTTGCACACAGGTTCAATGTTAAGAGTGCAGTTATAGATATAAGGCCGTACGAGGATTCGGCGAGGCGGTTCCAGCAGGAGGCCAGGTTCCGTACATTTCTCTGTGAATACAAGGAGAACAGCCCGCAGGGCACTATTTATAACCAGAATACTGGTATAGTCTCCGTCAACAGGACTGAAATATTCGATGCAACCCACAGGCTTGTTACCACTTCCGGCCAGCTTGTAATTCCAAGATACTGTCCCGATATAAAGGAGTTTGCAGTCCAGATGTGTGACGCATACAAGGTTCTTGAGACAAACAAGCGTACCGGCCTTTCGGTCTACAGGTATAAAGGAACAAACGACCATTTTCGTAACGCATTGAATTACTTTCTTTTGGCTGCAAGGGACGGCCACATAGCAAAAATAATTCCCAAAGGGCGGCACCGGCAGGCTGTTGCCATAAATGAAGTATCGTTGTTGTTATAGGAGAGAATGATTATGGGTGGCATACTTGGCGGCGGCGGCGGCGTTGAGGCACCGGAGTCTAAACCGGTTGCACCACCTCCCACCGAGGATACAGGTGCCGGTGAATACGAGAAAAAAAGGCTAAGGAAGAGGAAGGGAAGAAAAAGCACATTTCTTACCGGTGACCTTGTTCCGACTGACACTACAGAGAAAAAGACATTTTTGGGATAGAAAAGACACAAAATGGATGCCACCGAACTTATAAAACTGTACGAACAGCAGGAGTCCAGCGCCGCCACATTTCGTACGCTTTACCAGAATACTGCCGATTTAATGTTTCCTCGTGAGAACAGTATCACGAACACCCAAACTCCAGGCACGGACAAGGGCACGGAGATAATAGACCCTACGGGCATAATGGCATCACTTGAGATGGCCTCCGGCCTCAGTGTCAATCTTTTTCCGCCAGGCCAGAGATTTTACAACATTTCCATGAGTGACAGGCGTTTGAACGACGTTGATTCCGTTAAGAGAACTCTTGGTCTGGTAACTGATATATCACACGAAAAAAGAGCAAATTCCAATTTCATGCTTCAGGCGAACGAGACATTACGTTCGCTGTGTGTGTTTGGCACGGGCAATCTTTATTCTGAATGGGCACCTGAGCTTGGGCTGAATTATCGTGACTACGATATTGGCCAGTACCTGGTTTGTGAGGGAAGCAAGCGCAGGGTCGATACCATGATGATAAAGTTTATATATACGGCGCGTCAGGCGATGCAGGAATACGGCGAAAATGCAGGAAAAGAGATACTCGAATCTGCAAACGATGAAAATAAGGCCGAAAAGAAATATGAGTTCATATTGATTGTAAGGCCGAGAAAGAAAAGAAATCCCCGTTTGCAGGATTTCCTCAATATGCCTTTTGAGTTTTTTGTAGTCAACAGGAAAGAAAAAATAATCGTAGAGGAAGGCGGCTTCCAGGAATTTCCATTTGCCGTGCCACGCTGGACGCAGGCATCAGGTGAGGTGTGGGGCAGGGGACAGGGCACATTTGCGAGGGGTGCGGTTTCAGCCCTTCAGACCATGCGTAAGGATTTTATTGAATGTGCCAATAAGCACAATAACCCCCCGCTTGAAGTTGACGAGTCGTTTGAGGGGGAAGTTAAGGTCTCACCTGGTGCCCTTAATTGGGTGCGAAATATTGGTTCCATAAGGGCTATAGAAAGGGGCGCGCTGGGCAATTTCCCCTATACAAAGGATATGATAGAACGTTCTCAGGACGAAATAAAGAAATTATTTTTCAACGATATATTTGTCCAGCTAAGGGATTTGAAGGGTGACAGACGTACAACACTGGAGATTCAGGAGAGGCTTGCCGAGGGTCTCCAGCGTTTAGGCCCGCCTATAGGAAGACTGCAGGACGAGTGGCTCAGGCCGTTGATTATAAGGGATATTATGCTCCTGCTTCGCAACGGCCAGCTTCCGCCGCTGCCACCGGAGATACAGGGTAAGTCTTTCAAGATAGAGTTCCTCGGCAGGCTTGCGATGGAGCTCGAGAGCCAGCAGGCACAGGGATTTGTAAGGTGGGCAGGTTACGGTGCAGAGCTCGAAGGGGTATTTCCTGGTGTAACCGACAATGTAAACTACGACTCCGGTTACAGGCGGCTCGGCGAATCGCTCGGTGTAAGCGCCGAGGACATGTCTACGGAGGATGAGATAAAGGCGAGGAGACTTGCAAGGCAGCAGCAGATTCAGCAACAACAGGCTATGGCGGCCGCACAGGTAGCCGGTCAGGCATATCAGGGTGCAACAAAAGCGCCGGAGCCTGGAAGTGCCGCTGAAAAACTACTGGAGTAGGAACACATGCCAAAGGGTACACGAGTTCATTCCTGTTACGTAAAGCTCAGGCGGAAAGGCAGAAGCAAGGCAAGTGCCGCACGCATCTGCCAGAAATCCACCGGTCAGTCATTGAAGACGGGCAGAAAGCCGAGAAAAAAATAATAATAAACAGGGAAGATTTACAGAATCAGTTAATAATAGATTTTAATACATGCTTTTCCACAGATGGCGGCAAAAGGGTGTTGAAGAGATTGTCTGTACTGTGTAACGAGCATGAGCCCACCTACGTTGACGGAAACTCGATGGGTATGGCTTACAGGGAGGGACAGCGCAGTGTAATATTGCACATAAGAAAAATGCTGGAGAAATCCCCCCATGACAAAAGACAAAAAGAAGCAAAAGTTTAATATTATTATTATCAAGCTCGACCGGACACAACAGGGACACGATGTGTCTGATACCGCCACCTGTGAATGCTCTATAGATGGAGACGAATATGTGGCTGAAGTTGAATTTTATGTAGATGGCCAGAAGTATACATGGTCTGACAGATATAGCTGTGATGTTTCCATTGAAGATATCAAGAAGGATGTTATTGGTTATATTCCGCACACGATAAAACACTTATTGAAAAGATTATAGAAGGAGAAAAGTATGCCGTCGTCAGAAGAAAATGAAGGAAACGTGGAAGTCCCGCAGGAGGAGACACCTTCTACCCCTTTGGTGGATGACAAGGGTAATCTCAGGGATGGATGGACTGGTATCCTTGATGAGGAATTAAGGGATAGTCCGTTTTTGAAGGAGTCGAAGACTTTGCAGGGGATTGCGAAGTCTGTAGTGAATGCAAGAAGTATGGTAGGCAGGGATAAGATTACCAAACCCAATGATGCCTCTACTGAGGATGAGTGGAACGAATGGTATAAGGCCGGTGGAAGGCCGGAGAACTTTTCAGATTACGGTTTCGAGAAACCCGAAGAGCTACCGGACGAGTATTACGACCAGCAGCGTGCCGAAAAGTACATGAAGCTGTTCCATAAAATCGGCCTTAGTGCCACACAGGCAAAAACATTGTTTGACGCCCACAACGAAGATGTAATATCTGAGTTAAAACAGGTATTGCAACAGAGGAAATTAAGCGATACGGAGTTAAGAGACGGGCTTCGTGCTGATTGGGGAAATGCTTACGAGCAGAAGAAGCATTTCGGAAACCTTGCCATAGAAAAAGGTTCGCAGGACGAAGAACACAAACAGCGGATGGTCGAGAAGTACGGTAATGACCCTGATTTCATAAGGTTTGCCGCAAACATCGGAGGTCTGTTCAATGAATCTTCTGTCCCTAACACACCTGCGGTTCCAACTCCCTCCGATATTCAGGAACAGATAGACGAGGCACAGGCGCATCCGGCCTATGGCCCCGAATATGCGAAGCACGGATTCACAAAACAGCAGCATCGCGTACAGGTGAACAAGGTTCAGCAGTTATTCAACCAGAGGATGGTCAGCCAGAGAAAGACAGGCTGAGATATATATAGAGAGAGAGAAAGAAAAAAGGTTACGTCTCTTACAAAGACCCCTTACATACAGAGAAAGAGAGGGGACACCCTCGTTTTGTGCGAGGCCCTAAAAGAAGGCAGTAAACTGCCCGTGAGCAACGAGATGCAGGTAAAGGCCCAAAAGGACACCCTTTCCGACGGAAGATAAATTTTTATATATTATTTTTCTCAATGAAAGGGATTGTGATGTCTGTTCAAATCACGACTGCCTTCGTTGACCAGTTTAAGTCTAACATTTTATTGCTCAGTCAGCAAAAGGAATCTGTCCTGCGGCGTTGTTGCAGGATGGAAGACGTCACCGGCGATACAATGTTTGTCGAGCGCATAGGCGCTACAGAAGCGTCATTGATTGCCGACAGGCACGGTGATACTCCTCAGATAAATACTCCGCACAGCAGACGTAAACTGACAATGGAAGATTACAACTGGGCTGACATGATTGACAATGTTGATAAGCTGAAAATGCTTATTGACCCTCAGTCGGTTTATGCTCAGAACGCCGTAATGGCGTTCAATCGCACGATAGATGACGTGATTATCACGGCTCTCGGCGGCCCTGCTTACGGTGGTCATGCGGGCGGAACTACCATCAACAACTACGATGTCGGCGAGTGTCGATTGGTAGAGTCCGATGGTACTATCGCTACCGCTGGCAGTGACTGGTCTCTTACTACAGAGACCGGCCTTACTATTGCCAAACTGCTAACATGTAAGCAATTACTTGACGATGCGGAGGTTGACCCCGCACGTCAAAGGTATTTTGTAACTAATCCGTATAACATCAACCAGTTACTTAATACCACAGAGGTTAAAAGTTCCGAATATAACACAGTCAAAGCACTTGCACAGGGTGACATTGACACGTTCATGGGCTTCAAGTTCCTTACAAGCACAAGGCTCGAAGCCGATGATACCAATACCGGTGCTACTAAGTGTTATGCCTTTGCTCAGGATGCGATTGTCCTCGCCATCTCTGAGGAACCTTCGGTTCGTATATCGGAACGAGACGACAAGAACTACTCGACTCAGGTTTATGTTGAGATGAGCATTGGCGCCACCCGTGTCGAAGGCCCTGCAGTTGTCGGCATTACGCTCGATACTGTCTAAAAGAAAGGAGACTGAAAATGTCTAAGATATTCCAATATCCACACCGTCCCCTTGATTGGATGGCGACCCCACACGATTTTACTGGTGACAATATACTTAGTGTTCGGGCAGTTGAAACCACGCAGAGATATATATACGGTACAAGGTACACAACCTGGGACGGCAGGGTTTTCAAATACAGCCATGCCGTAGCTGCCGTTTATTCGTATCACGGTGCAAGATGTGGCGAAGGCTCTATTGTTAGCTGGACAGCCAACCCTGTTGCCGGATATGCCGGAGACAGGCATGTTACGGTAACTGTTGCCAGTCGTACGGAAGACGACCTGGCTGGCGGCTATTTCATGATGTACGATGCAAGCGGTACGGATACCACACTTCTGTTTGGTATTACCGGCAATGAAGCAACTTCCGGCTCGACCACAAAGATATATCTTGATGGCGCACTTCCGGTAGCTTCAACGACTTCGGATTATCATGAGCTGTTTGAAAATCCTTACCGTGAGCTTACCGAAGCCACTTCGGGTACTTACGCGTGGATGGGTGTTCCGGCTATGACTGCTGCCGCAACTTATAATTTCTGGTGCCAGACATGGGGGCCGGCTTATATTAGTGGCGGCGAAGCATTGGACGAAGCAGCCGACCAAAGAGTTGTTAAGTGGGGTTCGAATGCAGCCCTGTATGACGATTCAACAAAGACAGCAGGCCAGATTGCGGGTTACCAGCTTCAGGGAAGTAACTCTACGGCTGGGCCGCTTATCTACCTGATGTGTAGTACGTAATAAGAGAATTGCTTTTTGAGTCGTGAGTGGAGGCGCTTTGTATATTTGCGCCTCCGCCCACTTTTTGTGGAAGGATTCTATCTGTTATGGGCAAAAAAGAAACTAAAAAACAACAGGAAACCGAACCCGAAGATTACATAAAACCTGCCGTACGTGAGGCGTTGTTAGAGAAGGATAAACAAGATAAACCCTCTTAATAATAATAATAATAACAACCGGATTCCCAACTCAATGGGTTTGTCGGGCTTTGGCCCTCAATGCCCAAAATGTAAATCTTACCTGTTTATGCCTCGCGAATCAAACGGGGTCTATTACCGTTTATGTAAAAATTGCGGGTATAAAAAAAATCCGTTTCAGGATGAAAAGAAGATAAACTGGAAAGCAGTTATTAAGTATTATTTACAGAGGTTTATGTTTTGGAAATAATAAAAAGGGCAAAAGGGGATGCGGGCGAAATAATACCCTGGAATGCCGACAAAAAGGCCGTTCAGGAAGAAGTGAATCACCGTACCCATAAGGCGGGTTATACGGACCGTGACGGCCAGCCCCCATTAAGGTCGAGATGCAGTGAGGCCGGAAAGGGGGACTGGACGCGTCCCTGTAATACGAGGAAATACAGAGAAAATTACGTTAAAATTTTTGGACACGACTAAAGGAGTAAAATATATCATGGCTGTTTCCACTGGAAATGAATATTTGTGGGCATTTATTTACTGGGCTGAAAGAAATCCATTTGACAGCCTGAGTGATGTCCACTGGGACGAAATAAAAGAGATGGTTAAACTGTTTAACCGTGTTAATGTTACTGATGGCGGTACTGCAACTGAAACCGACCCCGAATCGTATGGTACAGATGTCGATGTTCCAGGTAAAACTACCGACAATGACGATACGAACGGAATATCGTTCGATGCGCCCTCTGCCGCAATATGCAGTCAATCGAGGTATCCCGAATCTCACATGTTTACGGCTGCCGGTACTTAAGGGTATAAAAAAAAAGGAGATATAACTTATGGCAATAGAACTTGATACAAGCAGCACTCCTACACTTGTCGACAAGGGCTCGATTCCTACAACGGCGGTTCCGTTTTGCACTAATGGCATAGAGGCGGATGCCACCACGGCGAAGGAAATTGTAGCTGCACCTGGTTCCGGTAAACACAATTACATCACACGTATAATCCTGCAAAGCGAGGTTGCCGGTGTCGACCCGCAGATACAGGATGACGATGCCACCGTATTGTTTGGCCCGTACGCCACTGCCACCTCCGGTGCTTGTGTGGATGTTAGTTTTCCGAGGCCGATAAAGGCCGGTGACAACGATGCTATAGATGTAAAGGCGGCTGGCGCGGGTGCGCTATTTGTCTTCATTGAAGGTTTTGCCGGATAAAATGATTTTAATCGGCGTTCCTGTAGACAAGGATTATCGTATTGATGTAAGAACGGCAGCGTATTGCGCATCGGAGGCAAAGGCTGTAGACGTGGCGTGGGGATATGTAAGCTCAAGGGACGCTGGTGTCGGAAGAAGCACGATAATTCACACAATACTACAGAACCCCGACATAACACACTTCTATTCGATAGACTCCGATGTAGTGCCACCCGACTACACCTTAAACAAACTATTAAGCTACGACCTTCCTATAGTCGCTGGCATATACCCGATGAAAGGTAACCTGTGGTCGTTTAAGCTGAACAATCAAAGCAACTGGCAGCCGAGAACAGAACCGTTGCCCGATAAACTTTTCGAGGCGACCTGTATAGGCGGTTCTACGATATTGATAGAGCGTGGTGTTCTCGTAAGACTGGGGGAGCCGTGCTTCAATGTATCTTACAGGAAAATTGATGACAGGGGAATGTGTTACGATGAAGGTGAAGATGAATATTTCAGCAGGGTTGCAAGGGAGGCGGGATATAAAATAATGGTTGACCCGCAGGTAATCTGTAAACATTACAATTACGGCGAAATATAAATGGCAGAAGATACAAGCACACCAAAAATGGCCGGTGACGGCTCGATGCCGATAGAAAGAAGCGCTCCGTGGGCGGTGAATTTCAGGAGCGCTGATTTTATAGGCGGAAGCCTTAATGTCGAACTGAAGGCAGCCCCTACGAGAGATAACAGCGCCCATTATATCACTCATATAACTATGGGTACGGTAGCAAGTGCTGAATATACGATTATATGTGACTGCAATCTTACCATTGTGGACGGCGGTGGTTCGAATGCGTTCGGGCCTGTACAGTTTTGTAATGACGGACAGACAACGTTCAGTAAGGATTTCAGTAATCCATTGAAAATAACGGATGGAAGGGCGATAGACCTTACCGGCGTTGCTTCGAGTGGATACCAACCGTCATGTTTCGTGTTTATCGAGGGCTTCACAGGCGACAAACCTTTGGGGTAGAGAAATTATATGGCCAATAAATGTGAATTTAATGTAAGGGCGGACAAGGTAAAGTTTGTTACACAAACCAATGGCGATTCTATTTATATAAAAGGTCTGCACATGAGCCAGCAGGAGGCAACTGATTTGGCATGGCTTGTAAATCTTCCGCCACGCACTTTACTTAACATAAAAATTAAAGAGAAGTAGCAATGATTTCTGTAACGCAAATATGCAATGCGGCTCTCGGTAAAATCGGAGCAAAGAGGATAAACGATTATACCGAAGATTCTTCGGTTCAGGCTATCCAGTGCAGAACCCATTACGAGCATACAAGGGACGCTCTTTTAAGGTCTCATTTCTGGCGATTTGCTTCCGACAGGGCGGAACTTACCGAGGACGCGGAAGAGCCTGCTTTCGAGTGGGACAGCCAGTTCATTCTGCCCAACGATTTTCTGAGACTAAAATCCGTTTATGAAGATAACAATACCGCCGGTGACAGTACAAGACAATCATTTGCTATAGAGGGTCAACGGATACTCACAAATGAATCAACGTGCCAGATAAGGTATATTAAAAAAGTAACCGACCCGACAAAATTTGACCCGCTGTTTACCGAGGTTCTGATTCTACAATTAGCCCTTAAATTTATAGGCCCGCTTGCCGGAGGCGACCCGAAACTACAGGATATAGTACAAAGAGAGCTTGACGCCCTTATGCCTGCGGTGAGGGCACTGGACAGGCAGGAAACAAACACAACAGGCAGACATGACAGGTATACATGGACAGATGTGCGTGCAACACGCGGCGGGCGCATAGATTCTAAACTCGGAAGCAACTAAGTGGCACACGAAATAAGATTTGGATATGCACTTAACAAGACTTTATGGGCCGCCGTATTCAAAAACGACAGCGGTACATGGAAAGTCTATAATACCGGCGACTCATGGGAGGCTTGGAACGATGCCAACGTAGCAGATTATGACATATCCCTCTCGGAAGGAACCGGAGGAGGCTGTTACACCGGTACATTTCCTGAGATAGATGCCGGTGTTTATCATATTATAATTTACGAAGGTGCAGTGGCAGCGACAGACCCGCCCGTAGGTCATGGGATAGTCCACTGGGACGGCGCCGCAGAGTATAACATGTCATCTTTGATGGCCTATATCTTATCAGATGTAATTGGTGCCGACGGCGATACACTTGAGGGTTTGTCAGACCAGATTGCCGCTGCTGTGACTGAACAACAGAAGCAGCTTAATGTTTACGGGCCTGGAGAATAAATGCGTAATCTTCCTGTTATATCAATGAACGCGGGCAAGGTAACGCCCCTGATAGACTGTCGCTCGGACACGGAAAAATATTCTTCTGCGTGCAGGATACTTGAGAATATGATTCCGAGGATATATGGGCCGGTGGAAAGAAGACCTGGCACAAAGTATATAGCTGATGTTGACGATAGTGATAAAAAATCTAAAGTCGTTCCGTTTATTTATTCAGCCACGATAGCATATGATATAGAGTTTGCCGACCAGATAATAAACGTATATTATGACGGCTCTCTTGTAGATTCCGATATAGCCACTCCATATCTTGAGGCAGACCTTTTTGAGCTTCAGTTCAAGCAGTCGGCAGATGTCATGTGGATTGTCCATCCTTCCTACAGGCCGAGAAAACTTACCAGAACAAGCGCGACAGAGTTTTCGCTTGATGTCATCGATTTTGAGACAGGCCCGTTCCTTGAACGAAATGATATAAAAGAAGACGATGGCGTAACGATAGCTGTTACCGGCTATACCATAGCGACTGCAACACTGGGCGGTGCAGGTGCCGGTGAATTTACAATATCAAGCACTACCGATATATCTTCTCTGTTTCCGGCAAACCAAAGATTTTATGTAACCAACTCTACCGGAAACGATGGGGCATATACCGTATCTTCTGCCACTTATGCGGCAAATATACTTACTATCGTCCCGAATGAGGCTGTTGCCGATGGAACTGATGACGGCCAGATAATGGTCGATGGCGGCACGGTGACACTTACCGCAAGTGACGATACTTTTACTACCGGCGATTCAGGTCATATTTATTCGCTGTGGAAACTTACCCATAAACGCGAGAAAACAGTGTCGAGAGGTAATGCAGAGGGTACAGGGCAGATAGGTGAGATTATCGACGTAAAAGGCGAATGGTCTTTTACCACTCATGGCAACTGGGACGCCGTAGTCGAAATCCAGAGGATGGAGGACGGCGTTAACTGGGAGACATTCAGGACTTATACCTCAGTGATGGATTCGTCCGGCAAGGGGTCGAGAAACATCCAGAAAACCGACATAGAGGATGCAGACGGCGTACAGTACAGGATTTATGTTTCGAGTTACGAGAACGGCAAAGTAGAAGCCGACCTGACAGTAGACAACAGTACGCAGGACAGTATATTCAAGATAACATCGGTAACGTCGGCGACCGTTGCAACTGCGACCGCTATCGTAGCCGCAAACGAACACACTGCGACCAAGAGATGGGCTGAAGGTGCATGGTCTTATGTAAGGGGCTGGCCTTCGGCGTTTGCCTTCTTTGAAGAACGAGCCGTATACGGGTTTACAAATCTGGATGCACAGGATATTTGGTTGAGTGGAAGCGGTGATTTTGAGGATTTTGCAAGTGGCACAGAAGACGATGATGCTTTTACGCTTACATTGCCTACGGCAAACAGGGGCAGGTGGCTCGGTTCTATGGAGGTTCTTGCAGCGGGAACTACCGGCGATGAGTGGAGGATAAGGTCTACAACGATAGATGAGGCTCTTACCCCAACCAACTGGAGCATTAAACAACAGACTAATTTTGGAAGCGCCAACATTCAGGCTGTCGAGGTAAACGATGCAATTATATTCGTAGATTCTGTCGCACGAAAAGCAAGGGAATATACATGGTCTGACCCTAAACAGAAATACGTCTCACCAGACCTTACTGCCCTGGCAGAAGATATAACCTATGGCGGTATAACCAGCATGGCGGTACAGAAGAACCCCGACTCAATCATCTGGTTTACTATCGAAAACAGCCCGTATCTAATATCTATGACCTACGAAAGAGAGCAGAAGGTGGTGGCATGGGCTGAACATCCGCTTGGCGGCGACGGGATAGCAGAATCAATATCTATCAGGCCAGGAACCGACGAAGATGTAATCACGTTGACTGTAAGGAGAACTATAAACGGTTCTACCGTAAGATATATCGAAGAAATGCAGCCGAGAGATTTCGGTTCCACTACAGACCCGACCGATGCCTTTTTCGTGGACTGTGGTATTATAGACGAGGGCGGTGATACCACAATAGACGGGTTAGACCATCTTGAAGACGAAACAGTCGCAGTCCTCGGTGACGGTTCAGTACAGATATCAAAGAAAGTAAAAGACGGCGAAATAACCATAGATAGTGCTGCAGATAAAGTTATTGTTGGACTTCCGTATACATATCAGGTATCACCTATGCGGCTGGATATAATGTCAGGCGCAGGGACAACTCATGGTTCGATAAAGAAGATACCTGAGATTATAATTAGTTTTTACGCGACATCCGGTGCGCAGTACGGTGATGGAAACGATACATACGATATAGACTGGCGAACAAGTGAGGAGTACGACAGCCCGCCCGAACTTTTCACTGGCGACAAGACACTTCATTTCGATGGCGGGTTCAGCATAGAGGATAATTTTATTGTTTCGGGTTCAGACCCCTTGCCATGTACGGTCAGGGCTATGGTACCGAGAGCAGAAATAACAGGAAGATAAAAATAAAATGACTGTATCTGATACCACAAACAGAACATCGGCTGTTGCCGATAATAGTGATGGTCAGGAGATACCCTATACTTTTCCAACCACCGAATCTGGTGACCTTGCCGTTTACAAGAGACTGACTTCTACCGGCGCCGAAACAGAGCTTACCGAAGGTGCAGAAGATGGTTATACTGCCACTTATGGCAGTTCCGGCGGCACTGTTACCATTACGTCCGCTATTGCAGCTACCTATGAAATACATATCGTCAGAACTACCCCGTTCACCCAAACACTTGACCTTGAGGCGGGCGGTTCTTTCAGCGCGGAGAATATCGAATCATCTTTGGATAAACTTACAAAGCTCACCACACAACTCAACGATGCCAAAAAAAGGTCATTACGTGCGCCTGAAAGTGATGCCGTAGCCACCGACCTTGAGATACCGAACTCAGTAGACAGGGCAAGTAAGAATTTAGGGTTCGATTCAGACGGTAACCCGTGCGTTACCGACAGCAGCGGAACGTTCGAGCTTGCCAACGCTTATTATGACGATTTGATAACAAAGTCGCCGTGGGTAGATGTTCGAGCCTTTGGCGGACAGGCATACCCCAACGACTTGGGCCCTGCATTACAGGATGCCATAGATTCTCTTGGCCAGCAGACGGGTTCTACGATATGCGACGGTGGAATAGTATTTATACCAGAAGGCAAGTGGGCAATTAAGACGGAAGTTACGGTATATTCCAATGTAACAATTATAGGTGCTGGCGCTCACGCCACACACATTATATGCAATGCGTTAAGCGCCGGAGACTGGTGCTTTAAGACGTACAAATCAGCCAACAATGTCAGGTTTATAGGGTTCTCGATAAATGGGGCCACGTCGACAACACCTGCTGGTGGAATACTTATAGGTAACGAAGCAGCAGATTCGGGCAGCAGCCCTGCATATATCACCGTCAGTGACGTAAGGGTGTCTGATATTCATACTGCTTCCGGTGTTGGGATACAGGTGTCCAACGTATCTCATTGTCTGTTCGACCATGTGGTAGTTATGGGTATGCATGGTCTTGCGGGTACGGGTCTTTTGATTAACGCAGACCACCTGAGTACGGGCGAGATGGCGTTCAATGCGTGCAAGTTCGGCTCTCCGTATTCGGGCACGGGAAGCCCGAACAGAACTGCCATGATAATAGATACTTCCACCTCCGGAGTTGCCACGGGTCAGCTTACATTTACCGGATGTTTCTGGGGTGGCGAGAACTATGGGCTTGTCATAGGTGAAGTTGCAGAAGAGAGTATGATTCCGAGAAATATCAACATATCAGGCAGTATGTTTGAGTCGAGCAGCGCAGAGTCGCTTTTACTTATCCAGAATGTGAGAGACCTTACAATTGAAAACTGTGCTTTTCACGGTCATACCGGCGGTGCCCCGATAGGTGTACATTTCGATAACAGCGGAATGGTTTACAATGTGTTGTTGTCTAATTTAAGTTTCAATCTTGATGATGCCAGCACATGTGTACAGGTAGACGATGACGACAGCGGAACGTACACTAACGTAAGAATAGAAGGTTTGTATATTCAGGATACAGACCCGACTAAACTTGACGATGCAAGCGGTTACGTGAAGGCTGCTTTCGGTCACAGCGCTCAGACTTTTACTGATTCGGATGCAACACCTTCGGTTCAGGGTTATCACCTTTTCAACACCAACACTACCGCTGTTACTGTTACAAGATTTGATGATGCTTATACGGGGCAGGAATTTACCATCGTCTCCAAAGGGAACATCACATTCGACACGTCGAGTGGCACAAGACTTATAGGCAGTTCCGCTGATATAGTAACAAGTGCAGGTGATATAACCACGTGGGTTTGTGAAACCGCAGGAACAACAGCTTCTGTCTGTAGATTGAAAAGCTATATCAATATAAGCGAGACTAAGATTTTATGTGTCGATAACGAAGTATTATGCGTTGATAATGAGGTTGTAAAAGTATAGGAGAATTTTTATAATGGCAGATTTAAGAGAAAACGCCGAATCGCTATTGAGTGCAACAACGGTGGCGTTTAATGCCGAGGGACAAACCACGCTCTACACTGTTCCGGCAGGAAAATGTTGTATCATCACAAAAGCAATAGTAGTTGCTGGCTCAGATTGCGTAGATGCTGAAATTACTATTGGGGTAACGGCAAGCTGGGACAATTGGCTTGGCGCCAATGGTATGCTGGGGGCAAACCTTGATTTAGATGAACTCGACGCTGCGGGCGAATATTGTATAATTTCTCCTACCGCCGATGCCGACCCTGTTGCTGCCACAAGTGTGCTTACCAGATATACTGCCGGTGAAGTTATTAAAGTTGATGTCACCAACGATGGCGGTGGAGCGACAAACACAATTTACCTGTTTGGATTTTTATACGACGCTTAATGAAATTCCGTGAAGCTACACCGGAAGATATAAGATATATCTCTGAGCATTCGATAAGCAGAGACGTTCAAAAGTTCTGCCCTCCGGTAATTGATTTCTGTTTTGTGCTCGAAGACGATGACGGTTTCCCGCTGGGAATAGGGTGTTTCAGACTTATCAACCTGACCACCGCATGGTGCTGGATGAGCCTTACGGCACAAGCAAGAAGAAATATTATTATAGGTTTCCGTACAATCAAAGAATGGATGCCTATTTTTGTCAAACAACACAATATCAAACGCCTTCAGGCATATGTCGAGGCCGATTTTCCGGAAGCGATAAGGACGGCGGAACATCTTGGCTTCAGAAGAGAAAGCACTATGAAAAATTTTATAGGCGATAAAGACGCTTATATGTATGTGAGGTTTTTCTAAAATGTCAACAATACTTATGGGGTCTGCCGCGACAGGGACGTCAGGTTTAATAGGTCTTGGCGGAAAGTTTGCAGCAAGCCAGGCGCTGATGACCGGAGGTGCTTTGCTTGGTGCCGCAGGTGCAATGAAGTCCGGTGCGGTAGCAGAGGCACAGGCTAAATCGGCACAGAATATGGCTGAACATAACGCCCGTGTTCAGGAAAGAGAAGCAGAGGCAAGGCGGCAGCAGGCATTATATGAACAAAAGGCACAGATGAGGCGAGCCAAACGCAATCGGGGTTCGCTGATTGCGGGCATGGCTGCATCAGGAGGACTTGGCTCTCCAATAGCGGCAGATTTAGCAGCGGAACAGGCGGCAGAATCCGAACTGGAAAACCTTATTACGGGTTATGAAGGTGAACTCAGTGCCGCAAGAGCGGAAAGTCAGGCCGAGATAGACAGGCTTTCAGGTAAACTGGCAAGAAAAAAGGGGGCCAATCTAAAGACGGCATCTTACTGGGGGGCGGGAGAATCGCTTTTGACTGGTTTCGGGAGTGCTTATAGTGGCTAAATTTCCAATAACAAGGGCGCCTGAAAAAATATCAATCGAAAACCCGAACGCAAGGGCCAATATAAATGTTTCCACCGGAGCAGAGGCAATAGGTGTCGCTATGGGCAGATTAGGTCAATCCGCGTTTCAGCTTGGCCTGCACCTGGATGTTCTTGAAGCCAAAGAACAAGCGGATACCGCCGAACGGGATGCCCGCCTTAGTTTCGACCAGATGATTAACGAAATTAACAATCCGCCTGAAGGCGCGGAAGACAACATGGATAGGTGGAAAGCAGCTTATGATGCTCATACGAAACGTATAGATAAATATACCCCCAAAAACCTTCGCGGTGCAAGGTTGTACAAATCCAGAATAGCCAATTGGACTCCAGGCTGGCAGAAAGGTTTTAATTCTCTGGTCGAATTTAAGCTGGACGACAAAATGGTTGCCACGTCCATGAGAAAAGTCGACGACCTTCTGAATACAGCTACGCTTGAGAATATGGATTCTGTGGTCTCAGCAATCAAAGCCGAATTGATAGTAAGGGGTAAGCTTAGCCCTTCCATCTCAGAAGTCCAGACGCAGCGGGCAATTTCCAATATCGAACGAGACATTCGGCTTACTATCAAGAACGAAGAGTTAATTCAGAAAAGAAATGAGCTTGAAAAAACAGTAAACGCTATTGCTAAAGAAAAAGGCTACGATGCCGCACTTGATTATCTGAACAAACCGGAAACAAGAGAGAGATTACAGAAGAAGGGGCTTGACTCCGGTACTATTGATTCGTTGTTTGGTGATTTGAAAACACAGGTGGCTTATAATAAAGCAGAAGAAACTTCCACCCTCGAACGCGTTATATGGAAGAATGCGTCTCAGATGAGACTTACAGAGTCTTATAAGAGCGCCATGACATATATCCAAAACGCCAATATACCAGAGAAAATCAGGAATAATATAGAGTCAAGACTAAAAGCACTGCAATCCCTGGAAAGTGGGGAGGAAGGTAATCTTGAGGGAAACAAGATATACTGGCTGCTTTGGCGCAAGGCAAACGAAAACCCAAACGACCCGAATTTACAAACAGAAATAGACAGGGCTGTGCTATCAAACTTAATTACTCCTGTGCAGGGAAAAGATATATTAAAGGCAAAAGACAAAAGCGACCTCAGGTCTGCGATATACCTCGGCAAACTGGACTCACTTGCACAAAATGGCGCACTGGAAATACACGAATGGGAAACAATAAACGAGCAGTTCACACAATGGCTCGAAGATAACCCTAAGGCTGCCCCGAAACAGGTACAGGAAAAATTTGAGGAATTAGTTAAAGACAAGAGAAAGAGCTTTATCCTTAAACTGTTTTCCGGTGAGTTTGGTATGTCCAAACTCGTGACGGCGCCACTATATGCAACTCCGCTGGCAGGGCTTGCGGTTACCAGGAATAAACTTAAGGAAGTGCTGTCCGGCGGCACAGATGAAACAAAAGAACCTAAATCAGAAGAGGAGTTTAAGGCTACGCTACGGAACCTGGCCGATGATGATGTAAAGCTAATGGAATATTATAACAAATACAAAGATAAGTTTGTAAATGGCTAAATCTATAGATATAGATGTTTTGACAAATAACAAGCCGGTAGAGACTGTGGCTGCATTTGAACATCAGGCCATGCTTACCGGTCTGTTAAATTCTGCACCTGACCCACAGGCTGAAAGGGCGAGAATATTAAATACCCTTAAGATGGCGCAGGATTACAATATTTCACCTCAGGAAGCAGACATCTACAGCAACGAAATAGCTTCCGTACGGTGGGGACGAGAAGATTTGTCTGCTGACCAGATACGGGATTTACTTGCAACAGAAGAAATATTAAAACAACAGGAGGACATACAAAATTCATTTCAACCTGTTAGTCTTTTCGGGCAGGCACTAAAACAATCTTTGGCCGAAAAACCCGCAATGGCACTAAAAGGAAAAACCGCATGGACACCAGGCAGTGCTCTTGGGTTTGATTCCATATTAAGAAAAACCAGCGATTACATGCAATCGCTTCGCAACCAGAGAGAAAAGGAAAAAGTAGAGTTTGCACTCGGCGGAAAATTGTGGCCGTCCGATGAAAAATGGTATAAATTAGACCCTAAATTTCTACCAGAAGTAGTTAACACATGGGCAGCAACTGTCGGCGACCAGGTTCCGATACTTTTGCTTACATGGGCAGGCAGGGTTGCCGGTGAGGCGGGTGGGAAACTTCTTGGAACTATTGCCGGTGCAACTTATGCCGCTGTTACTGCAGGCCCTGACCCGCACGATGTGGTTGCCGCACCAGCTATTGCTAAAACTGTCGAACAGTTAAGCAAACATATTGGCGGGGCCGACTTAATGATTTCGATGGAAACTGGTTATTTTCTTGACCATGTTTCTGACATGGGCATAGACCCTGACATTACAGAAAAACATGCGAGACAGTATGGATTCGGGTCTGGCCTTATCGAATATGCCCAGAATATATGGTTATTAAAACCGTTTGCAAAACTGCCGTTAGGCCCGAAAGTAAAAAACGCCATACTAAAAAGAATACTTCTTGAGGTTGGGGGTAATGTGTGGGAGGGTGTGGAAGAATTATCCCAGCAGGCACTTGAGAACTATTTTGTCGGCATGGCGATAGAAGAACAGCAGCAAAGAACTCCTGATTTTACTGCCGAAAAACCGGCCATATTAGAGGGCGGCAAAAGAGCTTTTGCAGTTGGCTTCGGCGTTAGTGGGATTATCCGTGCGCCAGGACATGTTTACACGGAGGCACGAAAAGCAAGACTGGTCGGCCAGATTCAAAAAGCTACCGGCTCAACACAGCAAGAAAGCAAATCTGCAGTCGAGGCAATCGCAATGGGCGGCCCTGTCGCCGAAAAGACAATTGAGGTGGTGCAAAAACAGGCTTTAGGAGAGAAGCAAAAAGAATTCCGGCAAGCAGAAGAAAAACCTACAGAGCTGATGCCTGAAGCACCACAGCGTGCCGTGCCAATGGCTGAACCCAGTTCAGAGGGTATCCAATCTGAGGAGGCTGCTGCAAAGAAGCCGTGGGAAGTTGTTGTTGTTAGAAGAGATTTGAAAAATAGAATCAAGCAAGGCAAGCCCGTCCCCCTTGAAGTCCTCCAGGAATATGCCGGTGAGAAGTGGGCTGACGAAGCTATAAAGCAGGCCGAACAACCATCACAGGTCGAGCCAGTCCGGCTTCGCAGGCAAATCCACACAATAGCCGCCAACAGAGGGTTGTCTAAAAAGGCTTTGTCGGATTTAAAATTAAAGCACACGGGACATCGCAAGCTGACCGGAAAAGTAATAAGCAGGAAGATTACTCCCAGCCAGCTTAATGAACTACTCGCTGCCGTCAAAAAGGCACGCCCAAGAAAAATAAAGTCCAAAACAGTCATAACACTAAAAACAGAAAAACAAATCGCGTCCCTCAAAAAGAACCTAATCAGTAAGGGCTATATGACTGAGTCTGCGTTCAGGGATATACTTAATAAAACCACGGCAGGCAGGCAGCCAAAATATATTGACGGCAGGAATTTTATAACACAAACTCAGGGCAGAGAGGTTATTAAGCGGGTACATAATACGGCCGAAGTTCTCAGGATAACAGAACCGTACAACAGGGCTGTTGACAGAGACCCTGAAATTGCCCATCAGGTTGAGCTATTGGAAAGTAAGTTAATAAAAAGTGAACGGCAGCCGTGGCGGACGGAAAGTGAAAGATATTTCAATCAGCAGGCTGAGATTATAACAGGGGCGCCGATTTACAAGGTTTATCTTGATTTAATATTTACCCATCAGGTCAACACCCGAACAAGAACCGCAACGTGGCAGCGCCTGGAAAATTTAATACCCAATTTTACCGAGACGATAAACAACAAGCAGGCCGTCCAGAGAATAGAAGATTATATTGTTTCTGAGAGTAGACTAAGACAGAAGCCGGAGAAACCGGCGAATATTTCAGAAAACGAAATTAAGGTTGCTGAGGCTGTAAAAAAGATTTTCAAAGACTACGAATATAAAATAAGAGTTGCCGAATTCTATAACTATTACTATTACAACAAACCCATAGGTGATTACGAAAAGAACAAAAAACAAATTAACAAAGCCGTTGATATTTACGATAGTAAAGGGATGGACGCCCTTCTTGAGTACCTAAAAACACAGAAATGGGGTGTCATAAAGTCCGGTTATGCGCCGATGGAGGCACTGTTCGGAAAAATCAAAATCCACAGGGTTCATCCGAAATCGCTGCCCAAAGGAAGGATAACACCTCGAACCGGAATAGAATACCACCCTCAGGAAAAAACGCTGTTTCAAAGGCTTTCTTCATACATGCGACAGGTAGACATGCTCTATAATATGTCTCCGAAGATAAATGCTTATGTTCAATTATATGAAGATAATTTAGATAAATTCAAAGAACCAGCAAAAATCAGACAATCAACCGAACTATTCCTTCTTAATTTGAAGCACTACAATATTACCGGCGGATTGATAGAAGAGGAAATGGCAAGGCTTTATGCTCACGCCGTACAATCACTCCTTATGATTAGTCCGGCATTGACCGGAAGAAACTTATTGCAAAACATAGCCTTCGAATTCGACAAAACCACGCTGTTTGACCCAAGAAATAAAAACCTCGCCGATGACGATATTGATTTCATTGAAACTCATGTGGTACAGAAACGGGCGATGGTTGACGAATTTTTCATGCTCAATCAGCAGCTTTATCCAGGTTTTAACTGGCTTAAAAAGTTCATAGATAAAGTAAAAATATATCCTCAATCAGACATAGCAAATAGATATTGGTGTTATTGGGCAAAGAAAAACCAGACAGACCGCGCAATAAATAATTATCCCGATAACATTGAAAAAATGATGAAATCGGCCAAGTTCAGCGACATGACCCATCTGGAACAAATAGAGGCGTTAAGGGTATTTGCCAAAGACGGAAAACAGGCAATGGCGCGGTTTGTGGCAAAAGTACACACTGATACCATACATTTCCTTTACGAACGCGCACAACGTTCTCGAATGGAGCAAAGCCCGCTTGGTAAAAGCATCGGAAACCTCATGTTATTTCCAAGAGCGTACACCGAAATGCTGGCGCATCAGGCAGTAAAAATATTCAGCGATTCAACCTCACTGGACGAAAAGAGAAGGGCACTCAAAAACATCTTTTCTGTTATGGCTGGTGGAATGCTGGTTGGAAGCACTTATGTAAAAGTGACGGGAAGGAAAAGAAACCCATACAATCCATTAAACATATTCGCCTATCAGCTTGGCGGACTGTCGCTTTCTATCATTGAAATGGTCGGCGATTCATATAGTAATTTCATATCAGCCCTTGCCGGCGATGACATGGCGCTGAAAGTTTTCATTAACACAGTTCCCAATATTCCAAAAACATTTATTCCTTTCTATGTTTATATACTAAGAGGCTATGAATCACTAACAGACCAAAAGAACATTGACAGAAAAGCACTCCGTAAAATCAGAGAGGTGTTTGATAAAGACTATCACATAAGACCTGACGCATATAAACTGGACAGGGACTTTATCGAATCATGGCAGTATTTCCTTGCCGGCGCAGGTATCGACCAATCCATAAAGGAAGCCAACGCAAAACGTAAAATAAAAGGGTTTAGTGGTAGGAGAGGTTTGCATGGGCGGGGGCTTGGCAGCAGGGGACTTAACAGATGAGAGGCTGTTACACGCCAATAATTGATATAAAAGCAAATAAGGATTTGGCTGAACTAACAGGTGCTATAAAATAAATGGAAATCCATCCACTCATAGACCCTTATTCACTACATTACGATACCTTCGCCGGTGACGTATACACGCTGGACACTGCAGGCATCACACTTACCGGCGGCACTCTTACCGCCAATACCCTTACCGACGGCACGTTATCCTGTACCGGCGGCGCAATTACAGGCTGTACTTCGCTTACTGTAGACTTTATGACTTTTGATGGTTTTGATATTACCAGAAGCAGTGTTGACGGTTTTATCAGGGTTTTAGGCGGAGCTTTCATTGCCCAGCCAACACAGAATATAGATGACACGGAAGGTCAGGATGCTGCAATATTTGCCCAGCAGGGCGGTGATGCTTCCGGTGAGCCAGGACTTCTCGACGGCAAGAACGGCGGAGACCTGTATCTGCGTTCCGGAGCAGGCGGATCAGGTGACGGTGGGGCAGACGGATCTTACGGCGATGTACTAATAGCCGATGACGGGGGCAATATTACTTTGGGCGGTGCAGCCTGTCTTGTGTCCATTAATGGCCAACTCGATGTGGATACGCTTAATTTTAGTGGCAATGTCATCTCCGATTCCACTGGAGCTATCAGCTTTGGCAATGAAAGTCTTGTCACTACCGGACGGTTAGCCGTTGGCAGCAGCGCTGTATCAAGCAATGTATTTACTATCAGGGCCAAAGACACCATCGTAACACCAGCCACCGCAGTAGGCATAAAAGCAGACTTAACATATACACCCACAAGTGATACACTCAATGATGGGATTGGCATAGAAGGCGCAGTTACATATCTTTCCCCAAATTTTGACATGGGCGAGCTGGTTGGTGTTAAGGCTACGCCTGGCTATTATGATTATTCCGGTACGGCCACAGACAGCACCGCCATGATAGGATTTCTTGCTGAGCCTCTTATATACACCACACAGGGTACACTTGGCAGTATTTGTGGAATAAAAGTAGGCAAAGGAAGCACATGGACTATAAATTCAGCAACGAATGTATATGGGATGTATCTCGATACATTCAATGGAGGAACTAATAATTGGTCTTTATACTCTGCCAGCGCGGAAGACAGTTATTTTGCAGGTAAAGTGGGAATAAATATTGAGAATCCTACTGAAATTCTGGATGTTGGCGGTAACGTAAATGTAACGGGGGTCTACAAGGTAGACGATACACAGGTAATAAAAGAACAACAGTCGGCCATAGCCGATATTGCCGACACCACAGGGACGGATAGTGACGGTACGGCACGTTTAAAGGTAAATGATATATTGGCTATGCTGAGGACGCATGGCCTGATTGAGACATAAAAAAAGGAGTGTTTATGCAGATACAGGCAGACACGGAAGGTAGAAAGGTTATCAGGGAGCTATGCGATATAGCCCTTCGAGCGGGCGGGATAAATAACCTTAACAGAATAAATGAAATTATCAAGTCGGTGGGGACAATATGCAACCGGAAGACCAGTGGAAAATCTGCAAAGAAAGATTCGACAGAGCCGAAGAAACAGACAAACTGATACTGTCAAAACTTGACAGCTTCGATAAAAAACTGTTTATGGATAATGGCGCCGAGTGTCTCCAATCCAAAATCAACAGGCACGACCGGTGGATTAAGGCTGTTGCCGGTTTTCTGGTAGTCTTAGGTGCAGCGACAACCACTATTGCCGTAAGGCTGATAACAAAATGGATAACCAAATCGTAAAGCGAATTGCATCGCTTGAAAAAGTGGTCAGGGTTCAGGGTGAAACCATAAGGATTTTACATAATGCCATCAAAGAGCTAAAGACCGCCCATCGCGAGATTATACTCGACCTGCTAAAGAGGGTGAGAGATTAGTTATCGCTTTGTTGCCCCACGCTTTAATCGCAGCCTTATCATAAGCCTTCGCAGCCTCAATATCTGTGTCAAATGTGCCGAGATAGACATACTTGCCATCTATGCGGATTGTGGCACGCCACCTGTCGCTGTCTGACAAATACACGCCCTTGTACGGCGTAACTCTTTTCCTTCCATATTCACCTATCTTGTATTGGCCCCTCCTCGTAATCTTCGGGTGTCTTGCCCTCATCTCTAAAGCCATCTTCTCTGCTTTTCTCTTGCTTTTGTACCAGCCGATGTGCCTGTTTCTGCCGTTGATGCACAATTGCACAACCCACACCTTATAGCCTTTCAGCCACCTTACACCAGCCACTTTAGATTCCATAATATTTCGCATTGGTAACCGCCTTATCGCCCCAAAACTCTATCGCTTTTTTGTCGTAGGTTCTTGCTGCATCAATTTCATTGACAAAACAACCCAGATATGTTTGCTTGTTATCATTACAAATCTGCGCCGCCCACTTCCGCATCCTCTTAAACCAATATACGCCTTTATATCTGGAACTCCCGCCGCGTTGCGGCGGGTGGGCGGCGGCGGCATGAGAAAAATCTATGGGGTGATTGAGTCTGAATTTCAGGGCTATATTCTCTGCCTCCAGTAAACTGTCGTAATAGCCAAGATGTTTGTATTCCCCATTAAACACAAACCGGACTCTCCATTTCTTGCAAGGTTTATACCAATCTACCCCTACCACATCAGACCGGCGTGGAGGCTCCGTATCATCATGGGCTGGCAGCGGCTCAAGGTTTATAGGTCGCAAAGTGGGCGCTTTAACTGTGCCAATCCTTCGGCAATTAACGGGTGACATATCGCTTCG